GTCTAATCCGCGCCGGGTATGTTCCCGGTGCAAATCACGTCAGGCAGTTTCGCCAAGACAGTCAGCGTCTACGCACGGGCAGAGCCGCAAGGCAGCAGCGTAGGCAGGCGTAGGCGAAACCCCGGCCAGCGACGAAGTTCCATACCAATGAGGTTTTCCATGAAGCTCACTCGCAAAGAGTTTGAAGCGCAACTTGCGCTGGCCAAGTCCTTGACCGGCGAAGTTCGCAAGTCCCAGATTGACGCTCTCCGCGCGGCCACCGTGGTCGATGTGGATGAGAAGGGCGTCGAGACCCCCATCGAAATCAAGATCGCCGATGAACCCGTGGTTGCTCCAGTGCAGCCCGACATCAAGGGCATGATCGGCTCGGCCGTTGCTGAAGCGCTCAAGGCGATTGCGAAGCCCGCCCCGCTCCAGCAGCCCGCGCAGAAGTCGTTTACCGTCCCCGCCGAAGCCAAGAGAGTATCAAGGCTCGCGGCGTTCAAGGGCGACCGTGGCGGCGTTAGCGCCGAGGAGCGAGCGTACAAGTTCGGCATGTGGGCGATGGCTGCGATTGGCATCAAGTCCGCTTCCGAGTTCTGCTCGACGCATGGCCTCGTTCACAAGACGGCCCACAGCGAAGGCACCAACACGACCGGCGGCTATCTGGTGCTGCCCGAGTTCAGCCCCGACATCATCGCTCTGATGGATGTCTACGGTGCGGCCCGGCAACTGCTCAAGGTTGAGCCGATGGCCGCCGACACGAAGATGATCAACCGGCGCACAAGCGGCCTGACCGCGTACTTCGTTGCCGAAAACGGCGCGGGCACCGAGTCCAACAAGGGCTGGGATCAGGTGCAGCTTGTGGCCAAGAAGATCATGGCTATCAGCCGGATGAGCAATGAGCTGTCCGCCGATGCTGCGATCAACATTGGCGACGATCTGGCCAAGGAAATGGCCTACGCGTTCGCGTACAAGGAGGATGCCTGCGCCTTCAGCGGCGACGGCACTTCCACGTATGGCGGGATCGTCGGCATCCCCCAGGCCCTGATTAACCTGTGCGGCGTTGACGAGGGCGCTGGCATCGTCCTGGCGTCCGGCAACCTGTTCAGCGAGTTCGTCCTGAGCGACTTTAACCGCGTGATCGGCCGTCTGCCGCAGTATGCGGACACCCCGAACGCCGGTTGGGTATGTCACAAGACGTTCCATGAGACTGTCATGCAGAAGCTGGCCGTCGCGGCCGGTGGCGTGACTTCGGTCGAGATTATGAATGGTGTGCGCCAGCGGACATTCCTTGGCTACCCCGTCACTCTCGCCAACATCATGCCGAGTTCCGATGTCAACTCCCAGGTTGCCTGCTTGTTTGGCGATCTGAAGCTCGCCGCAACCCTTGGCGATCGCGCCAACATCGCCGTGTCATTCAGCACCGAAGCCGTGACCGGCGGCGAGTCCGTGTTTGAACGCGACCAGATCGCGGTGCGTGGCACTGAGCGGTTCGACATTGTGGTTCACGACATTGGCACGGCGTCCGTGGCCGGCCCGGTTATCGGCCTGATTTCCGCCGCGTCGTAACCGAAGTACCTGCGTTGATTACGCCAGCCCGTGCGCAATGGCGGGCTGGCTTCCCCTGACTCGATTCGAGGTATTCACATGCAAGAAGCACAGCGAGCGAAATCCGCTCTTATCATCGCGCCGGTGGCCAAGACCAATTCGTCTACCGCCAGCGCCACGTATGACCTGCTCGGGGCCGACTATGCGACGATTCGCATTGCCCTGTCCAGTGCCATCAACACCGATGCGGTTGGCCCGACCATCACGATCAGCGAGGCCGACACCAGCAACAGCACCGCGTTTGCGACAATCTCCGCTGCCCGAACGGCAGAGGCGATTACCGCCGCCAAGGAAGTCGTGTACCACATCGACACGCGCCTGCGCAAGCGGTATCTGAAGCTGGCAGTCAACCCCGGCACGACCACGAATGACAACGTGACCGTGGCCGCGATTGGCGTACTGACCCGCAAGGAACAGTTGCCGGCCAGCACCAGCGACATGGTTGCCAGCGGCTCGGTTGTTGTGATCGTCTAAC